ACGGGTACTTCAGGCGCTGCCACTTTAGTGGGTGCTACCTTAAATATCCCTCAGTATCAGAGTGTGTTAACCAATCCTGTTACCGGTACAGGTACGACAAATTATTTGTCGAAGTTTACCGGAGCAAGTGCGATTGGTGACAGTTTGCTTTATGATAATGGATCAGCAGTAGGATTGGGTACAGCAACTATTAATGCTGCAGCGTTATTCCAAATGGATAGCACTACAAAGGGCTTCTTGCCTCCACGTATGACACAGGCTCAGCGTACTGCAATAGCAACTGTACCTGAAGGGTTAATAGTTTATCAGACAAATGGGGTAATTGGTTTGTATATTTACGCTAACGGAACTTGGCGTTCACTCACAATGGTATAAGATATGGCAAATTTAGCTACGATAAGTAATAACATATTAGCAGATAGTGGTATTGATGACATCAATGTGATTGTGTCTACCGGTTCTTATGCTAATCCTGCATGGATAACTTCTTTGGCTTGGACAAAGATTACGGGTGCCCCATCAAACATAGTAACAGGTACAGGTACAACTAATTATTTGTCTAAATGGGGGAGTTCAACATCCTTAACAGATTCTATAATAACAGATGATGGTAGTAGAATAAATATACTTGGCCCCGGAACAACTATTAATGGAGGATGGACTGTAAATCAATTAAACACTTCAATATACCCTGTTATTGCATTTAATAGTACTGCAACACCAAATAGGTTTGCAGGGATTGGGTACGAAGCAGCATCTACAAGTGGACTTTATTTTTGGGTTAATTCATCTACTTTAAGCGCAATTGCAAATAATCCTGCATTATATATAAGAAACAGTGACTACTCTGTTAATGTGCTTTACGGGTTAAATGTTTCAGGAGCGATAGCCGGTTCAAGTGCTTCCTTAAGTCAAAGTTTAACTATTAGTGGAAGCACTAACGAGCAATTAGTTTTAAATTTTGTTGCAGCAGCAGGAAGCTACACTCATCAGTCATTCAGATTAAACGGGGTAAATCAATATCGTTTTATTGGAGACTTTGATGGTAGTTTTATTTTGCGTAGTGATGTTGCTTCATCTAATGTATTATCGTTTCTATCTACAGGTGCTGCTACATTTGCAAGTACATTGACAACAACTGACAAGTTAATTGTAGGAGTAGGTGGCGGTGGCGGTGGTGAATGGACTTGGGATTCAAGCAATGCTTATATAATTGGAGCTTCGGGCAAAACTTTTTACATAAATGCCAATCAAACTTTAACTCACAATGGACTAAAGCTATCAACAACAGGGGCTGCTGAGTTTTCTTCTTCATTATATTCAAGTGGAAACCTTACAGGAACTGATATAGTTACGGCAAGAGGAGCTACTCCTTACTTTAGATGGAATGATGCTGCAGGAACAAGGCTTGCATACATACAACATAGTACAAACTTGGTGTATAATGCAGATACAGGTATACACGTTTTTAATCAAGCTATTAGTGGAACAACTGCAACTTTTAGTGGTGCGGTAAATATATCTACAACATGGCCAACTACACAGTTCCCACTTAAAGTTGATGATGGTACTTATGGAATATTTACTGCAGCTCAATCTACGTTAAACTTCAATTTTGGTCATAACGATGATTCTGAAGGTTACATAAATTGGGTTGGATATAATGGTGGAACAACAAGATTTAGGAATCTTGTTATTGCTGATGGTAAAAATGCAACCATTGCTCAGTTTGTAGGAAGTACAAAGGCAACATCTTTAGCAGGTTCACTATCTGCTGTGTTTGCTGCTCTTGCAACTGCATCAAATACATTCTTAGTATCAGATGGGGGAGTAGTTAAATATAGAACAGCAGCACAGGTACTTTCAGATATAGGGGCTCAGGCAGCTTTAACAAATCCTGTAACAGGAACGGGTACAAATGACTATCATGCAAAATGGAGTGGAGGTGGTACCTCTTTAACAAACTCAATTATAACTGACGATGGTCAAAGGGTAAACATACTTGGTCCCGGTACTGCTCTTACAGGTGGTTGGAAAATGACTCAGCTTAATACTGCAATATATCCTGTTATTGGATTTAACAGTACTGCAACACCAAATAGGTTTGCAGGTATTGGATATGAAGCAGCATCTACAAGTGGACTTTATTTTTGGGTAGATAGTAGCACTGTAGTTGATACAACATCAGGAACAAGTCCTGTTATGCTTTTAAGAAACAGCGATAAATCTGTAAATATTCTAAATGGATTAAATATAACAGGAGCGACAAGTGGTACAAGTGCCACATTTAGTGGTGTTGTTACAACAAATGAAAGAATACAGGGGAATAACAGCGATAGGTTGATTTTATCTTCTAATTCAGCAGCAGGAGAAATATCATTTTGGGCTAACCAAGGTGCAACAAGACTGATGACACTTACAGGTGGTGGCATTTTAAACATCAATAATACTTCAAATACCACATATACTCTTTATGTAAATGGGCGTGTAGGTACTACAGGAGACTATAGGTCATTTCAAAATGCTTCATCAAATGGGTATGTAGGTATAGCATCAGGCGGTAGCGCTGCTATGATTCCTATGTTTTATGGATTAAGTGAAAGTGAAAGTGTTGGGACGTACTACATTATAAATCGTGCAACAAATCAGGCTGCAATAACAGGTTATAATGCTGCTGCATTTTTGTTTACAAATGAATTTGATGCGACAACAGGGAATCTATTTAAAGTTCAAAATAATTACAACGATAGATTTACTATTGCTTATAACGGAGATACAACAGTTTTTGGAAACTTTGGAGTTGGTGCATCTGCTATCAACAGAGCAACTATTAGAACTGCAACAAATAACAACTTAGATATATTTAATGAAACTAATGGGGTAGGGATTCAAGCAGTAAATAATGCTAATACTGCTTATAGAACTCTTTCAATTCTTGGTTCTTCATTATCATTTACAGGAGCTGCTACATTTAGTTCAAGTCTTATAACAGGTGATTATATCAGAACTTCAGGTACAGCAACTTATGTAAGAACGCACAACTATACTTGGATTGGCGGTTCAGGAGGAGATTATGGAAGTGTTGGTTATAATATTGGATATACAAGCACAAGTACAACATATAATTATGTTCTTGCTGACTTTGCCTCAATGATTAGGTTTGATTCAGGAGGGTTTGCTTTCTTAACTGCACCTGCAGGAACAGCAGGAGCTGCTATGACTGTTACTGCAAGGATGATTATTGCAAATAGTGGGGCTTTAACTGTTAATGGTAATACACAGATAAACGGAGGATTAACTACAAATAGCACAGTTACTACAGGTGATATCCTTTATCTCGGTGCAAGTGGTGGTGGTGGAGGTAGATGGACTTGGGATTCAACAAGTGGATACATAATTGCTCCTTCAGGCAAACATCTTTGGTTATCATCTAATGGTGGATTAGGAACTAATGGTATAAGAGTAAATACAAATGGTACTGTTCAAATTGGTACAGATACAGCAATTGGATATAAGTTAGATGTAAAAACATCATCTGCAACAGGTCTTGCTGTTCATACAGACGGAAGTACTGTTGGATCACCAAGTATTGATATATTAAATTCAGGCTCAGGTGTAGAGGCAATTATATCTTGTACGTCATCTACTTTTGCTATTGGCTCTTACTCAAATCATGAGATAGCATTCCAACAGGCTGCAACAACAAAGATGAGACTTCTCACAGATGGGCAGTTAAATATCAACCAAGCAGGTGGTAATCAATGGAAATTATATATTAATCAACAAAGTAATCTTGGTGGCGAAAATGGTATTTATGTAAGGTCAGGATATTATCCTGCAATACACATGGAGGGATATGCAGGTGTAGCAGGTGGTGGTAAATGGGTTATCAATACTTTTGCTACAGGATATGGGTCGGGTTCTCTTGCAGGCTCAATGCTACTTCAATCCGATAATGCGCTTCAGTTTTCAACAGGTGGTGACAATGTTGCAATGACAATTGCGTCTTCAACAAGATATGTTGCAATTGGTAATACAAGCCCTGCAACTCCTTTTCATGTTACAGGAGGCCCTTCAGGTACAGGGGGTTGGAATAAAACAGCTACTTTACAATCGACATTCCCAATGTTGATATTTAACAGTAACGCTACTAAGTGGGGAGGTATCGGATATGATTATTCAGGAGGTATGGCAATTTGGGTAAATGCTACAAGTGATGATATATCATCTGTAAGCACTGCAATATATGTAACAAATAACAGAGAAGTATTAATTAATACAACAACTGATTCAGGAGCGTATCCTTTACAAGTAAGTGGTGCAACATATTCTTCGGGTGGATTCTTTGAGTCATCTGACTTAAGACTTAAGATAATATTAAATAGACACGAATCTCAACATTTTGATGCTATGGAGTATAAGTGGAAAGATGGAAGGGATGATAAAATACATTGGGGATATGCAGCACAAGAAGTCATGCAATGGTTGCCTGATGCCGTAAGTGGAAGCGAAGACAAATTTTATACACTTGACTATAATCAAGTACATACATACAAAATTGCAATGCTCGAAAAACGTATTGTAGAATTAGAACAACAACTTAAAAACAAATAAAAATGAAAACAATTCAACCTACTCAAGTATGGTACAGTGGACAGGAAGTAGAAGCTACTATCCTTAATGTTTTTTGTTCAGGAGACAATCTTCAAACTTCAGCTACGTTCAATTATGAATTAATGAAAGAAGTAGTTTACGATGGTATTCCTAATCCTACTGTTAGGGTTGTGGGGCTTGTTGGTGGAAACATCTCCATGACAGGAGAAGCTTATGACAATTGGGATACAAATGAGTATGCTTACAATTGGGTAGCTGAGCAACTTAATCTTGTTATAACAGGAGAGTATGTACCTCCGACTCCTCCTCAGCCCGAACCTCCTCAACCTGAAATAACAGAACCTAACGCATAATTATGGCTTGGAATGATTTAGCAAATAATCAGTGTGTGTCTCGTAGCAATTTATCAAATGCTATTAGTAATGGCGTGTTCCAACAAAAGGGTAGCTTTACTTCTGATGGCAGAGAGATAACAAAGTCTACAGCAGCTAATTATATATACTTGAATCCAAACAAAGCTTCTTATGCAGCTAAGTCAAGCAATCAACTTGTTGTGAAATCTGATTTGCAGGCTTCATGGGCTTATTGCATGGGATATGATTCAAGCAGCAAGAGTCAGGCTTGTATAGATTATGACGCTTATTGCGGATGCTTTGATTGTTAATTAATAGATATGGCACTTACTATATATACTTTGTGTAATCCGATAACGACAAGTTGTACGTTATATACCAATGAAGCACTTACTACTACTGCAAGTAATGGTGAGTATTCTGATGGAATAAATGTGTATACAGTTACAGGTGGTGCAGGAGTTGTATCCGCAGTACAGGCTTGCACATCATCTACTGATTTGTTTATATATGCTAAGTACGTAAGTACATCAGCAAGTTTGGCGTATAGTGTAAATGGTGGTAATAAAGTAAATTTAGGAAATGTTGGTTCCGGTACTTGTACATTTTTTGCCACTATTACAGGATTATCAAATGGAGATAGCATAGAACTTTCAGGTGTAAATGGAGAGTCAGTTGGAGGAGATAGCACGGGTTGTCCATCTTCGGCAGGAGGATGTTCATATTTTATTACTATATCTACAGGAGCTAACTATGCTTATGTTACTATAAATGGAAGTATTATCTGCTAAAATTTAATAAAATGGCAAACATTAATTCTTACGCAACAGACAACAACGTAACCTATGCTGATAAACTGATCGGCACAGACGCTGAAGACAGCAACAAAACAAAAAATTTTACAGTGGGAGATATACTTGCTCTTCCATTACCAAACGTCCCCGTGTATGCGAATAACGCTGCCGCATTGGCTGCAGGGTTGGTAGCCGGGAATGTTTATCGCATAACAGGTACTGATTATCTCGGTGTAGTTCACTAACTTTACAATTAAATTAAATCAAATTGAATGGACATAAGGAAAATATCGGTAGGGCCCGACTACAAGGGAGGTGCAATGCACTACCTTGTTGGTCAGAAGGTTCTTAATGATACATACGAGATACACCTCATAAAGTTTGAACCACAAGTAGGTTCAATTAGAATTTATATTATAAACGAAAAGCAGGAGGTGCTATTGTGGAAGGAGTTCAACCACACTATTCCTTTTGCCATCGAATATAATATAAACTACTGATGCAGTCTCTATTCAACTTTATTGTAAAGCCACAAGAAGGAACAAGGTATTCCAACACCAAGCAGGTAGGTGGCATCGACTTAATTATAAACACTTCTGAAGAGGACCACAAGTTCTCTAACCGCTATGCTATAGTGGAAGAGGTTCCCTATAAATATGATGGACCTGTTAAGAAAGGTGATACCCTTCTTGTGCATCATAACGTATTCAAGTTTTATAACGACATGAGAGGCCGGCAGAAAAGCGGTCGCTCTTTCTTTCGTGATGACGTGTTCTTAATTGATCCCGATCAATTCTTTCTATATAAACAAGATGGCAAGTGGCATACCTATGACAGGTACTGCTTTGTAAAGCCAATCCCTGCTACTGAATCCTACATCAAAAAGCCATTTACCCATGAGCCTCTTATGGGAGAGATGGTATACCCTAACGCATATCTTGTTTCACAAGGTGTAGGTCAGGGCGACAAGGTTTGTTTCAAGCCTGATAGTGAGTATGAGTTTGAGGTAGATGGTGAGAAGCTGTATAGAATGTATGATCATCAAATAACGATTGTGCTATGAAAGATGTAAAAGAACTTAAGACCGATATAATTGCTGCAGGATACCGGGCAGTTGAGCAGCTCATCAAGGTGGCTAAGGAAGATATTATCAAGCCTGATCCGGATGATGAGCTTGCGGCTGACAGGTTAAAGAATGCAGCAGCAACTAAGAAGCTTGCCATCTTCGATGCTTTTGAGATTTTAAACAGAATAGAGGCAGAGCGAGAAGGACTCGAGATGCTTGAAAACGGAGTAAACAGAACAGATACAAAACAAGGATTTGCAGAACGAAGGTCTATATCGGGTCGTTAAAGACCATGTGCCACAGAATGCCATATCAAAAAAGAACGGAGTACGGTCTTGGAAGTATGGGTATAACGAGCAGTACGATATGGTGGTTATCTCCAAGACAGGACAGATTGGACAGATCATAAATATCGAAGGGCTAATTATTGCCCTACCGGCAGTACCAAAGGAGTGTTATAGCAGAGACTCAATTTCTTCTGAGCAGTATTGGGAGCGCAGGGATTTACCAAAAGAACTATCTAAGATTCAGTCTATCTTCCAATGGAACGAGATGCCTGCCGAGTTTAAGAACCGGTGGGTGGATTACATTGAGCAGGAGTTCGACTATCGTGAAAATGGCTTTTGGTTTATGAATAATGGTAAGTCATGCTATGTTACCGGATCTCACTACATGTACTTACAATGGTCAAGTATTGACGTAGGCTATCCTGATTACCGGGAGGCCAACAGGATATTCTTTATCTTTTGGGAGGCGTGCCGGGCAGACCCAAGGTGCTTTGGTATGATATACCTAAAGATCAGACGTTCAGGCTTTTCCTTTATGTCTTCCTCAGAGTGCGTTAATTTAGCCACTCTTGCCCGGGACTCAAGGATAGGTATCTTGTCTAAAACGGGTGCGGACGCCAAGAAGATGTTCACAGACAAGGTGGTGCCAATCAATAGCAGGCTGCCATTCTTCTTCCGGCCGATCATGGATGGTATGGACAAGCCTAAGACTGAGCTTGCCTACAGAGTACCGGCTTCAAAGATTACTAAGAAGAACATGACCAACACTGCCGAAGGAAGCGGTGTCGATGGTCTCGACACCACGATAGATTGGAAGAACACTGAGGAGAACTCTTATGACGGTGAAAAGCTACTGTTTCTTGCGCACGATGAGAGCGCAAAGTGGGTAAAGCCAAACAATATCCTGAACAATTGGAGGGTAACAAAGACCTGTCTTAGGGTTGGTAGCAAGATTGTGGGCAAGTGTATGATGGGGTCTACCTCAAACGCTCTAAGCAAAGGGGGAGATAACTACAAGAAATTGTACGAGGATTCGTCCGTAAATAATCGGAACGCTAACGGGCAGACTAAAAGCGGACTCTATTCCCTATTTATTCCTATGGAATGGAACATGGAAGGGTTCATTGATATATACGGTATGCCGGTATTTAGAAAGCCGACAGAGCCTATTCGTGGTGTAGATGGGGGGATGATTACCAACGGAGCCATAGACTATTGGGAGGCTGAGGTTGAATCACTTAAGAGTGATGCCGATGCGCTGAATGAGTTCTATCGTCAGTTTCCTCGCACTGAAAGCCATGCTTTTCGTGACGAGAGCAAGTCTGCTATATTCAACCTGACCAAGATATACCAACAGATTGACTATAATGATTCTCAGATTCCTGAGCATACCTATACACGTGGTACCTTTCATTGGAAGGACGGGGAAAAGGATACCAAGGTGGTATGGACCCCGGACCAAAGAGGCCGGTTCCTTGTGAGTTGGTTTCCACCACCTAATATTCAGAACAATGTGGCTACAAGGAATGGGGTAAAGTACCCCGGGAACGAGCATCTTGGATCATTTGGCTGTGACCCATACGATATATCGGCAGTGGTTGGAGG